GGCATACGGCAAAAGGTCTGTATAAACGCTCGAAATGTCCGAATCCTGCTCAAGGCTTGTGAGGTTTTTGCCGTATTCAATCACCACTCCCGTGGTCTTGCCGCGCCCTTGGTGATGAATGACACTGTAGTTGTCCCATTCAAATTCGCCACCCCACAAACTGATAAGCGAACCCTCCTCACCGCCAAGTGCAGCACGTATGCTTTTTGGCTTTGCGACCGAGAAGTTCTTTGACTTGTCGTAGTCGGTGCGGAAGGTAAAATTATGCGGTGTGAGCGCCTTTGCAAAGACCATATCCATTGCCTGTTGGGGCATAATATCCGTTGCCTCCCACGCAGGGGTTGCGATGGAAGTCAGATCGTAAGACAGGTGTTGTGCATATATTTTCACGATGCCGTTTAGGGGCTTCGTTATTCTGTAAATACGGAACATTTGATTTGCCGAGGTGTCATTCGGTTTGGCTTTTATCAGTCGTTCCTTTTGAATTTCGCTATAAAACTGTCCCGTGATGGGATAGCTCATAACGCACTCATAAGCACCGTTTCTTTCCTCGGTAACTTGGCAGGAAATCGTATCGGAGAGCGTACCGATTCCGTATGTGGAGAAATTTGTAGCATTGGCTTTATAGAGAACTGGAATCATATCGATTTCCACCTCGGTATAATTTCAATGCTTGTAATCCCACCATCAAAGGCAATGGTGTTATTGCCATACGCAAAAACAGGAAATCCGTCCCCGCTGACGGTATCGTTTTTCGGCTCGATATCGTGATAGAAATTCATCAGTTCCGAGTCGCATTCGGTGTAGCCGTCAAGCGTGGTAAACTGCCATATTTTTGTTTCTTTTGCAGATTGTATTGTGAGAGTCCCCGTACCACGGCCATTGATTTTAAGATAGGGTTTCGCATCAAAAGGATACGGATTCACAAGCGTAATCGGTGACGACGTATAGGTCGTTTTTGCTTGACCCGTGTACGAAAAACGCATAGGATGACAAGAAAAGTTTACAGTGAACACCCCTATCTTATTTAATTCATCCGAAATATCGAGCTTATTGTTAAAGACCGCTTTTCGGAAAAAAGCCGTATCGTAACTATCCGACAAGGTGTGGTATCTGTCGGGTTCGGCATAAAGCCAACACTTGACAGCCGTTACCTTATCGGCTAGTTCTTGAATGCTTTTTGCGGGTATAAAACACGTGTATGAAACCGTGGTATTGGGGAATCTGCCGTTGGGTGATATAAGGTCACCGTCCCGCCCCGGTATTGACTGGAATTTGAGGTCGTACTTGGGGGCGGAAAAGATGTCCTTCGAGCTTATACGTACACCCATATCTTGGGAACTGATACCGTTATAAATAAAATAATTCATGCAAATACCACTCCTTTTCTCTGGGCGTAAGCACCTGCGGTTGCCATAATTTCGTTTGTCAACTCGGTGATGTCTTCGCTCGTGTAGTTATTAAAGTTTTGAATATTAAGCTGAAGAATAAAGCCTCCAGTGCTACCCATAGCCCCATTTGCGATGGTGCTATGTGCGTTTACGTCAATGTTCTTCGGCAGAGTCGTAGATAGATCTGCGGAAAGGTCGTTGAACACACCATTGAGGTCTTTGCTCATATCGGTTGCGGCATCGATAGCCTCACCTGCGGTTTCATCAATACCGCCTGCAAGACCCTCCATCATCATGTCACCAATCCACGCCATTTTTCGTGATGGAGAATGGATGCCAAAGAAGTCGCAGATGCCATCCCAAAGGTCGGAAGCCCACCCGGACACCTTATCCCAAATCCAAGTAGCAAGGCTCTGTATACCTTCCCACAAGCCTCTTACAAGGTTTGCGCCTACCTCAACGAAAGAGCCAAGCCCGTTCATAAGTGCGCTTACCAAGGAAGTAATAATCTTCGGCATCGATTTTACAAGTTCTATGATGATAGCAGGCAGATTGGTAATAAGGCTCATAAAGAGGTCAACACCCGCTTCTATGAACTTATCAATGCTACCGAGAAGTCCGTTGATGATGCCGTTTATAAGGTCGGGCAAGCACCCCACGATGGTGACAATAATTGTCGGAAGCTCCGTAATCAGTGAGGTCAAAAGGTCAATACCGCACTCAATAATCATCGGTATCATACCGAGCAAGGTATCAATAATGCCCACAATGATTTCGGGGATAGCCTGAACGATTGTAAAAATGATTTCAGGCAGTGCGCCAATCAGTGAGGTTATGAGCGTAAGACCCGCATCGATAATCAGCGGAACAGCCCCTATCACCGCTTGCAAAATGCCCTCGATGATAATGGGAATTGCCGACACTATCGTCAAAACAATTTCAGGCAAAGCACCAATCAGCGAAGTGATGAGTTTTACGCCTGCGTCAATAATCAGTGGGATTGCGTTGATAACCGCCGTAAGGATGCCATTGATAATTTCGGGAATGGCTGCAATGATGGTTTCTATAATCGTTGGCAATGCACTCACGAGGGAAACAAGCAACTGAATACCCGCGTCAATAATTAGCGGAATTGCCTCGAACACGGCCGTCAATATGCTTTCAATAATCAGCGGGATTGCCTCCACTATCGTTTCGATAATAGTTGGAAGTGCTTGCACGATTGCCGAAAGTAGTGTGATACCCGCATCAACAATGCTCGGAAGCGCATCAAGAAGCGTACCTAATACGGCATCGATAATTTTCGGTATTGCCTGCACGATTTTCTTTATAATCGTTGGCAGCGCCGACACGATTGACGTTAACAGCTTCACGCCCGCGTTTATAATTTGCGGTACTGCACCCAAGATTGCAGAAAGCAAACCCTCTATCAGTTGCGGGAGCGCCGATACAATGGTCGTAACCACTGTCGGCAGAGCCTCTACAATCGAGGAAAGCAACTGCACTCCCGTGTCAATAATCCGTGGGATTGCGTCAAGGAAGAACTGCACGATAGAATCAATTACCTTCGGTAGTGCTTCCAATAGCACGGGAATGGCATCAAGGATGCCTTGTGCAAAGCCTGTAATCAGTTGCAGTGCCGCATCTAAAATCAGCGGAAGGTTATTTATAATCGTTTTCACGACCTTTGCCATAACCTCCACCAAGGAAGGAATCAACTGCGGCAGAGCTTCTGCAATGCCTTGAGCAAGGGTAACCACCACTTGCAGTGCCACGTCTATCAGCAGAGGCAACTGGTCGATAATGCCGTCCACAAACGCAAGCATTAACTGCAAAGCGCCATTTGCTATCTGTGGAAGCCCCGATATCAAAGCATTCAAGATTGTGAATATGATTTCGGTTGCCGAGGTAACGATGACTGGAAGATTATCCACAATCGCCTGACCGAGGGATGTAACTATCGTGGTTATAAGGTCAAGGAGCGTTGGGAGATGCTCCATAAAGACGTCAACGACCTTCGGAATAATATCTCCTATGACGTCAGCCATCTTGGAAATATCTCCGTTTGCGGCGTTGATGCCGTTGGTAAACTCACCGAGGAGTCCCACGCCGTCCGTTGCAAGGTCTGTAAGGACCGGGAGAAGCACTGTGCCAAGTGCGTTCTTGGCTGCGGTTGCGCCTACGGAAAGGTATTGTAATTGGTCGTCAAGTGCGCCATAAGCGTTAAGCGTTTCTTCACCGAGAACATATCCCGCCGCCCTTGCTTCCTCTCCAAGCTCCGCCATTCGCTCTGCACCCGCTTCAATAAGAGGGTTCAGTTCCTGTGCGGACTTGCCGAGAATGGTCATCGCAATGGCATCACGCTCGGTTTCGTTCTCCATTTTGCCGAGGGCGTCTATGATTTCCCAATACACGGTATCGCTATCGCGCATATTGCCTTCAGCATCGTAAACGGCAACGCCGAGTTTTGCATAGGCTTCGGACATCTCGTTCATTTTAGGCGCAACAGGCTGTGAAGCACTCGTCACATCTGCTTGCGCCGAGGCAAGTTTTATTTGTGCTTGTTCAAGGGCAATAGCCGCCTTTTTTACAGAGGCGGAGGCATCACCACTTTCTTCAAGTGCCGTGTTGTAGTTTTCTTGCGCCGAGGTGAGTTTGCTCTGTGCTTTTTGTAGTGCAACGGCGGCTTTTTGTGCCTGTTCGGAGTCTGCGCCATTCTTTTCAACGGCTGCGTTATAAGTGATTTGCGCGCTTTCAACGCCATAGAGAGCATCTTCGACCGAGGCATAGGCTTTTGAAACGGCGGCACCGCTTGCTTTGACCGCTTCGTCATAGACAATTTGTGCTTTTTCAAGGTTCAGTTGAGCCGTTTGCGCCTTTTCTTCCGCTTTTGCAAGTTTCTCCATATCAACCGAGGCTTCACCTGCAACGTCGGTAACGGTAGCCATCGATTTGATGTTCTTTGCCATCGACTTTGTGAGAGTTTCGGTGGATACGTCAACAAGCTCGGCGGCATACATATACTCTTGAAGCTTATCCGTGGCAATGCCCGTTTGCGTTGCTGTAGTTAAGACTCCATCGGCATATGCCGCACCCTCTTTAGACATATCCACAAGTGCTTTACCAGCAGCGATTGCGGCGGCAGATACGGCGGCAAAGGCAGCGGTTATGGTTGCGGCAGCCACTTTGCAAACAGTACCGAGGGCTTCAAACTTGCCCCCGGCATCGTCCGCTTGTTTACCCGCATCCTCAACCTCATCACCCATGTCATCGGCTTCTTTGCCTGCGTCGTCCATACCTTTGCTTGCGTTGTCGAGGGCGCTATTATTGTCTTGCAGTTCGCGCTCCATCTTGTTGAGGGAGGCTTCTGCGTTATTTAATTGAATTTGCCACGCCTGTGTACGCTTATCGTTCTCACCGAATGATTCGGCTGCGTTTTTCAGGGCGGCACGGAGAACTTCGATTTTCTCCTTTTGCGCATCGATCTGCTTGCCCAGAACTTCGTTTCTGGCGGTGAGTGCTTCGACAGAATGGTCGTTTTTATCGAACTGCGATTCCACCAGCTTCATTTCCGAGCCGAGGACTTTGAAAGCGGAATTGATATCCGCCAAGGACTGTTTGAATTCTTTTTCGCCCTCAAGACCGATTTTTAGTCCAAATTTATCTGCCACTTGCACCACCTCCTTCGTCTAGCATTCTGTGGCTACACTCCATCGGGAATGATGTCATCGATGAAATGCTCACGTTTAGGCTTGGAAATGCCCGAGAACTGTTTATGGCACTCCCAAAGGTCAAGAAGCAAACCAAACGGCAAAAGCGCCACCTCCTCTATGGTCAGATGGAGATGGGCTATGCCGTAATAAAGAAGCCGAGTAAATAACTCTTCGTCACTTACTCGACCGCCGCGTTTTTTGGGTCTGCCTCGCTTTCTACATTGCGCTTCGTACCCTTATAAAGAGCCTCGGTAATAGCCTCCTTATAGGTTGCGAGTTCGGAAGGAACGGTAAGAATTTCTACCTCCTCCTCGGTAAGCAGAGGCTTCGGATTGTCTCTGTTTTTAAGGTTGAAAATAAGGATGGACTGATTTGCGAGAAGCGTAATAAGCCATACGATTTCGCCAATCGCCATCTCAAAATTCTCACTCTTCATCAGCTTGTCGCCAAGGTTCTCAAGACCGCCGTAACGACCTGCGATTTCCTTGGTAGCCTTGGTGGTGAGAACAAGGGTGTATTCATCACCGCCAATGGTGATATTGGTAGTACGATCCGTAGTCATTAGTCGTTACCTCCTTCGTTTGCGGGTGCGGTATACGAAGGCTCATAGACCTCCTTATACCAATTGCTGATTGTGGTTGCGGAAACAGTAGTATCACCCTCGGTGACCTCTGCCTTCCACGGGTGCTTGCCCTTGCCGTCCACCTTGTTACGACAAAGAATCGTGCCTTCGATGGTAGGAGTAGAGAAAGTGATGCTATCGCCCTTGGTAGCAAGGTTGGTAGCGGGAATACCGAATTTTACGCGGTAAAGCCAATAATACTTGTACTTGCCGTTAGCTTTCTTTGCACGGAAGCCGATAGCCACGGGAGCGCCACCATCCTCGGAAGTCGAAACGATAACGCCGTTTGCATCAATCACCGCACCTGTGAGGTCGGATGCTACCGCAGCGCCAAGCTCGTCAATGCCAAGGGAAAGAGTGCCACTCTTAAACTCCTTCACGATTTCAGCGGCACCGTCATCGGCATAAAGCGTTGCTTCGGAAAGTTCCACAGAAAGGTCTGCGGTCATTGCTTTTGCCAAGGAAGTCGGAGTCGCATAGGTTTCGTTGCCGTTTGCGTCTTCCGTAATCTTGGCGTAGTACAGTTTGTCGAGTCCTATAGTTGCCATAGGTTAAATATCCTCCATTTCATAATGATTGGCTACGTCAACCACATAATGGTGGTAGCCCGTATCGTTTTCATAGCCGATATACTGTCTGCTTGTTATGGTCAAGTCCGCCGAAAGCAGTGCGCGGATTATTCTGTTTTTGTCTGCACCGTAGTTGCCCTTACAATAAAGAGAAATTCGTGCTTCTTGCACGTCATACGTAGGCGCATTGTCTGCGTTTACGCCAAAAGAATCGTTAAGAGGTACGATGACAATATACTTGTCGGGCGCAACCTCACTAAAGACACCCGTTTCAATGGGTATGCCAAGGGGTGTGAGCGCCGTATTGATATTTGCAAGGATGCTCATATTTTTTTGACCTCCTCTTCAAACTTTCGTGCCATAGCCGCCTCACACGCACTTTTAGATGCGGTTTTTGCAGGCTTCAAAAAAGGCTTTGCTGGCTGACCGTGCCTTCCATATTCGAGGATATTAGCAATTTTCGCATTGCTTTCACCATCGGAACGGGGTTCTGCAAAACCAATTTTTATATTGTGATTGCCGTTCCTGTCCACTCTTGCGCTTGTCATACCAAGGGAGCGTTCAAGTTCACCCGTAGAACGGGAGCGAACTTTTGTGTCCTTGCCGACAACAGATGCAAGGGTGCTTTTGACTTTCGCAAGCACCACCTCACCGCCTGCCTCAAGGACGCTCTCGACAATCTCGTCTGTTTTCTTGCCCAAGGTCGAAAGTTTCTTCAAAAACTCGTCGGGCATTTGGATTTCTGCTTTAGCCACGGGTAGCCACCACCTTTCTTGCCATCACTTCAAGGTACATCCCGCGCCCACGCACGTCTTCGACCGAAATAATGTCATATTTTTCTCCGCCACAATAAAGAATGTGGTCGGTTGTAATTTTAATGCCGGGAATTGTGCGGATGCGGAAAAGGTCGGTTGCATCGCTGAAAGCGGCAAGGTTTGCCCACCTCTGTGAGCCGTGCCGTCCTTCTCGGTAGGCACGAACAGAGGCAACGCCTTCATAAACGGAAGTAGCAAACCCCTCCGCATCCTTGATGTTTTTGAAAATCCCGATGTCGATTATGGTATTCATTTTTCCGATACTCATATCACACCTTCCAATCTCTATCGATGCGTAAAAGCGTATGGATTGTATCCCACGACTGCTTTGATGCTTGAGGGTTATCCGCAAAGAACCCGCCTGTGCCGCCGTCACGTGACTCATAAAAATGTGTAGCAAGCATTGTTACTCCTTGCTTTGTGACCTCGGACATAGGTTTTTCGGTATAAGTTCCCGCCGGGAGATGCTGATAACCCTCGGCATAGGCGATGGCAGAAAGAATGAAGGCTGTAACGATATTGTCGTCCGCATCGTGTTCGAGATTAAGGTTTCTTTTTACACGAATCAGTAAATCATCCATCGTTCCAGCCTCCTTTTATCACTCGGTTGCAGTGCCTTTCTGCTGAAGCACCTTGATGGCTTCGGGAAGAATGAGCTTTGCGTCCACGCGCTTGGTAGCAATAAAGCCAACCTGACCCGTGTCGGCATAACGCTCGTTGAGGCGCTTGAAGGACACACCCTGACGGTCACCAATCCAGTAGTAGGAGAAGTCACCGAATGCGATGGTCTTTGCACCTGCGCCAACGGTAGGAGCGTAAGGCGAAGTGAAGATACGCTTGCCGAGAATGGTGTCATACTCACCATCACGGAGTGCGGGCTGCCAGAGGTACTGACCATTCTTATCCTTGAGCTTGCGGATAGCCTTGATGGTGCTATCGTTGAGTACCCAAATAGCCTTCTTGCGATAAGGCGACTTGAGGGAATAGAAAAGGTCAATAAGCTCATCTGCGGTGATGTCGGTTTCGGATGCAGTGGTTACACCGATTTCAGCGCCGCCAACATCTGCGAGGATGCCGGTAGGCTTGCCGGTACCGTTGCCGGAGATGAATGCCGCCTCCTCTGCGTTGCCGATACGACGGGCAAACTCGGTAGTGAAATAGCCCTCAAGGTCAAAAGCGGAGTCGTTGAGAAGCTCCTCGGAAACCTTGATAAGGGTTGCTACCTTGTGAGCGCCGATGAGCTGCTGACCGAATGCGTCATCGCTCTCGGGAATCTGTCCTTCCTCGTCAACCCAAGCCGCAGTGCCACGGGTGGATACAACAGGGATTTTGTGAGAGCCGTGAGAAGTCGTAAATACGTGAGCGTGCTTACGGATTACGTTTTCAGCTTCAAGTGCGGAGATAAGGGTTCTCTCGAAGGTGTCGGGAACAAGATAACCACCCTCGGAATCCGTGCCGATCTGAAGTGCGTTGCGGACTTCGTAAGAGTCACGCTTTCTTGCGTGATTCCAGAAAGCCTTTTTGTAATCCTCGGTAGCTCTACCGACCTTGGTTTCCACCTTGGTGGCCTCGGGCTTCTCGATGATAGGAGTGCTTACGGGCTTGGACATCTCTGCATCCATAGCCTCAAGGCGCTCCATTCTTGCGATTTCCTTGCCGAGTTCGGTGATATCGTTCTCCATACGTGCATAAGTAGCGTCATCCTCGGCAGAGAGAACGCCCTTGTCGTTTCTGTGAGAGTCAAGGAATGCCTTGGCAGACTCCCACGCTTTTGCGCGCTTGGTGCGCAGTTCGTTGATAGTCATAATAAATCCTCCAAATTTTAATATTTCATAAGGTTGAGGCGTTCCATAAGTTCATCGTAGGAACGACCTTGGGGTGTGGTCGGCTCTTCAGCCGTAGGTTCGGTAGTTTTGGGTGCGGGGTTCGCTTTGGCAGCGATTTTGTTGTATAGCCTGTTTGCGACTTCTTTGCCTGAAAACGCATAAGCAGGAACTTCGACAGCCAACTTCTCATCCGTAAGGACATCATCAGCAAAGCCGAGTTCGATAGCTTTATTTGCGTTCATCCAAGTTTCAGAATCCATAAGGTGCGAGAGCTTTGCGCGAGAGAGATTTGTCTTGATTTCGTAGGCGTTAATAATGGATTCCTTGACCTCCGCAAGCATATCTATGGCTTTTTGCATATCTTCGTGGTCGCCAAAGGCCATAGTCGCAGGGTTGTGAATCATCATCAGCGCCGTAGGAGCCATAAGCACCTTCGTTCCTGCCATCGCAATGACAGATGCAGCAGATGCCGCAATGCCGTCAATCTTGACAGTGACGTTGCCCTTATAGTCCATCAGCATCGAATAAATCTGACTCGCCGCCACACAATCGCCTCCCGGAGAGTTAATCCAAACGACCACATCTCCATTACCCGCAAAAAGCTCATCTCTGAACATTTGCGGTGTGACGTCATCGTCAAACCAACTTTCCTCGGCTATCGTTCCGTAAAGTTCAAGGACTCTTTCGGTTGCGGGTGATTCGCTTTCCGCTTCGTTCCTCCACTTCCAAAACTTCTGTGCTTTGGGTTTCTTCATCGGAATTTTCCTCCTTGTCGTTATTTGGTGTTATATTTGCAAAGGCTCCCGCGTTCCCAAGGGGGAGCATATTGCCGTTGATAAGATAGAGGTCGCCGCCCTCTTCGGCGGGAATTCTGTCAAGGTTCTCAAGCTCACGGATATCGTTTGCGCTCATCCAACCATTCTGCCTTGCGATGGAGTAGCCGTTCATACGGCTTACGTAATCACCGCGAAGCAGACCTTCAAGGTTGAACTTCACAAAATATGCCTTCTTTTCGTCTTGAGAGAATAGCGCTCTTGCGAGGGATTGCTCCCAACGTATGACCCAAGGGTCGAGCGTGTATTTTACGAATTCCAAGGACTGCTGCTCTATATTAGAAAAGCTCGACTTTTCAAGGTCGCCTACCATATGGGGCGGGACTCTAAAAATACGAGCAATTTCGTTAATTTGGAATTTGCGGGTTTCAAGGAACTGTGCTTGGTCGGGAGAGATAGAAATAGGCGTATATTTCATACCTTCTTCAAGCACGGCAACCTTACCCGAGTTACCGCTTCCGCCAAACTGACTCTGCCAAGCCTCACGGACTCTGCCGGGGTCTTTGATAGTGCCGGGGTGTTCAAGCACACCGCTTGGCGCAGCGCCGTTGGCAAAGAACTTGGCACCATACTCTTCGCAGGCGATAGCCATACCGATAGCGTTCTTTGCCATTGCTATGGGACTATATCCGACAAGCCCGTCAAAGCCAAGTCCGGGAATATGCAGAACGTCACTCGGTTTTAAGGTAACCGAGCCGTTTTCCATCGTAGGCGCTTCCTCTGTGGAACGGGTGTAGGTGTAATACAGTTTTCCGTTCTCATCTCGGTCAACCGACATCTTGTTCGGCATCAAAGGATAAAGCGCCACGACCTCACCTTTACCGTTTCGGATAATTTGCGCATACGCATTACCCCAAAGCAAAAGGTGCGTCATAAGCGTCTCCCTGAAAACAAAACTTGACATTTCGGGGTTCGGCTCGTCGTGAAGCAGTAAATATAGCGGATGGTCTACGGCTTTTTCTTTGCTGCCATCCTCTTTGTATCGGTATAAATGCAGTGGCAATCCCGCTATTGCCTCCGCAAGGATACGCACACAGGAATACACCGCCGTCATCTGCATCGCAGAACGCTCAGTAACGGGTTTTCCTGCCGTGCTACCTCCCATATAAAAGGCATAGGAACTGCCTGCCGTTTTGTTTGTAGGCTTATCCCGTGAACGGAACAGTCCTGAAAAAAGTCCCATTGTCAATCCTCCTTAAATAAACAAAAGCCCACGATTATCGTAGACGCTAGCACTTGAATCGTTGCCACAACGGATTGCGCGGTCAAGCGCCATAATGGTTGCAACGGCTCCGTCTATCTTTTCCGTAGACTTTTCCTTGTCGGGTTTTATATTTCCCGCAGGGTCGGTTCGTATATAAATGTTATCCATCATCCACCGAAGGACGGGATGACCGCCGTGGGCAATCTTCTCGCCCAGAACGAGGGTCATAAGCTCTTTGGTAGGCGGACTCATATCCTTAAAGCCCTGCCCAAAGGGAACAACGGTAAAGCCCATACCTTCAAGGTTCTGTACCATCTGTACCGCACCCCATCGGTCAAAGGCAATCTCTCGGATGTTGTATTTTTCTCCGAGCCGTTCTATAAATTTTTCAATGTATCCGTAATGGATAACATTGCCTTCGGTCGTTTGTAAATATTCTTGACGCTCCCACAAATCATACGGCACGTGGTCGCGCCTCACACGGACATCGAGGCAATCCTCGGGAATCCAAAAATACGGGAGAACCACAAATCTGTCATCCTCATCCGTAGGCGGAAACACAAGCACGAATGCCGTAATATCCGTAGTCGATGAAAGGTCAAGCCCGCCGTAACAAACACGCCCTTCAAGCTCATCTTCGCTTACAGCAAAGGCGCATTTGTCCCACTTTTCCATCGGCATCCACCTTACCGCTTGCTTCACCCATTGATTTAGGCGCAACTGACGGAAGGAGTTTTCTTCTGCCGGGTTCTGCTTTGCGGACTCACAGGCGGTGCGTACTTTTTCAATATCCACCGTTACCCCGAGGGAAGGGTTGGCTTTTTTCCACACTTTCGGATCTGTCCAATCGTCCTCCTCGTCTGCGCCGTATATGACGGGATAGAAAGTTGGGTCGATTTTTCTGCCTTCGAGAATATCTTTTGCCTTTTGATGGGTTTCGTAGCAGATGGACTTTGTGTCCGTTCCCGCAGTGGTTATAAGGAAATACAAAGGTTGCATACGGGCATCACCCGAACCCTTTGTCATAACGTCAAAGAGCTTTCTGTTCGGTTGCGTATGAAGCTCATCGAACACAACGCCGTGGATATTAAAGCCGTGTTTGGAATAGGCTTCTGCCGAGAGAACCTGATAAAAACTGTTTGTGGGTAAGAACTGTATTCTTTTTGCCGCCGTGAGTATTTTTACACGCTTTGCAAGCGCGGGACACATACGCACCATATCGGCAGCAACCTCGAAAACGATAGAGGCTTGTTGACGGTCTGCGGCGCAGCCGTAAACTTCTGCTCGTTCCTCACCGTCGCCACAGCATAATAAAAGGGCAACCGCAGCCGCAAGCTCGGATTTGCCCATTTTCTTTGGTATTTCGATGTAGGCGGTGTTGAACTGTCTGTAGCCGTTTGGCTTCAGGATACCGAAAAGGTCACGGATAATCCGTTCTTGCCAATCAAGGAGCTTGAACTTTTTACCCGCCCATGTGCCTTTGGTATGGCATAGGCACTCTATAAAATTTACGGCATAGTCAGCAGCCTCTTTGTCGTAGCGGGAGTCTTTTGCCTTAAATTTTGTCGGCTTATATTTTTTCGTTGCTATGGTGGCTACCTCCTTTTTGCAATAAAAAAACAGCCCATCGGCTGTAACGAGGAAAGAGCCTCACGGCTCAATCCAAGGGATATGTTGTTGTAGTAGGTCTTAAAGCTCTGTAAAGAAGGCGTGACCGAAAAGCTCTCGGCAATCCTCGCAAAGCACATCCGCGTCCTTGCCTTTGGCTACGTTGCCGCAGTATTTGCAAAGGTGATGCGTTTTGGCGTCGTAGACCTTTTGGATTTTTTCGTCGGGGTGATGCTTTTGGCAAAGTCGAAGCCAAACCTCATCGGGGTAATCCAGCGCCTTTTCAAAGGCAAGTTCAATCACTGTTTTTTCGCAAACTGCGTAAATTCTGTTCGTTTTCATATTTTGTCTCCTTTTTGCGTTATTTTTGCTTTAAGCACCACTCGATTGCGTGTCCGCTATCTTCAAAGCTCTCTTTGGCTTCCGCAATCAGGGAAAGGCGGCACTCGATATCTCCGAGGCCTGTTTCTTCGGGGTCATCAATGAACTCGTAAACGTGGGCAAAGAACCCGCCGTTCCACTTCATATCCGTGTGGAATACTCGGTCGCCGTATCTGACTACAGCGCCGTAGCCTGAATTGGTTTCCAACGCAAGGTGTTCTATCGTTGTGAAAATGTCCTTCATCGTTTCGCCCTCCTTAAATGCTTGCGCCCCAAGAAATCTTCTTCTCGATTCTCTTGGCTCTCATGTCGGTGCAAAGCTCGGTGAACTCTGCGTGGCTAATTTTGTAAGCACTGTAGGCTTGGCAAATTGCGATGTGTGCGTCGATGAGGTCGTTTTGCGTTTCGATGTTTGCGACCTGCTTTTTGAATGCTTTGTAGGTTGTCATTTGGGTTGTCCTCCGTTTCTTTTGTTGTACACATATTACCATACTAATCGATATATATCCAGTCATTTTCGAGATATATATTACACAATTTTTCGGAGGTTTTATTGTGTAAATTACGGCTGTTTTAGCCCTCGCCTGTAAGGATAAAATGTACATACTCTTTGCGGTTTTCTTCAATGAAAATCACAAGCTCATAGTAGTTCATATCGTTGGCAAGGCGCTGCACCATAATGGTGTCAAACATATTCGTAAGACCCGTAGCTCTTATTGCGAGGATTTGCTCTTTTACCTTATCAGTCATCATCGCTCTTGTCCTCGCAAACCGTGCGCCCCTCAAGAAGCTGAAGATAAATATTCGTATAGCGGTCACGCTCTGCGCCTTCGCAGGCGGTCATTCCCTCAAGGTAGAACTTGATAGCGTCGGCTCGGCTATCCCACACCTCGGTCGTGCTGTAGCAGGTAATGGTAACCGCATCGAGCTTTTTGCAAGCGTCCTCTCCGTATATCACACCAAGGCTTGAGCCGATGTCCCAACGCACGTGAATTGTGCCTGTGTCATCAATGCCTTTTACAGTGCCTTTGCAACCGGGAACAAGGTCGGTTCTATAAGGATCGTTCATTTTGGTAAGCTCCACACGGCATCCTGTGGGATATTCACGGCGGAGTCTTTCGAGTGCTTCCTTGCTGATTCCAAACATTATGCTTTTACCTCCTTTGCGGTTTTGAAAGCGGAAGAGCCTTCAAGATGGCGGAGCAGGATTTTGCGTTCCGCTTTGTATTCTTCGCCGATAAAGCCGAGGCGCAAAAGGAAGCAGCGGAAGGCGTATTTTTCGTTATCCACCGCTTTTTCCTTTGCGGTTACACGCTTTTGCGTCCGTGCCATCTCGCAAAGTGCAGTAATAAAATGCATATACGCTTGCACCTCTTGCGGATCGGCGTAGGGTCTGAACCAAGGGAATTCAATGCGGTCTCCCACCTTGTTGATGGGAAGCACCTCCGCCTTGAGCGCTTTCTTGATAAGAGCGCCTTTGGCATCGATGATGGCTTGCAGGTTTGCAAGTGTGGCTTCCGTGAACTGCGATGCGGGAAGCTGAATGCTAATTCCCGTAACATCCCCCACAACGTTGTCTGCGGGTTCATCGTCCTCGGTGTGGCTTTGGTCGATGTCAAAGCCCTCATCGTAGATGTGTTCAAGCAAACGCTCGACCACTTCGCTGTCAATAAGGTCGCTGAAAGTGAGGCTTCCGTTTTTATCAACGGTGAAGCGGTCGATTTCGTATGCGAATGTGGGCGCGCCGCAGTAGTGTGCATCCTCTCCGAGCCACGCTGCGATGGTGTTAACGAGGCGCTTGCGTTCTGCGCCTTGGGCGTTGATTGTGATTGTCATAAAATGACCTCCTTTGTTTTTTGGTACTCACATATTACCTCTAAAACAGATATATATCCAGTCATTTTCGACATCTTTTCGGGAGAAAATGATACGATTTTTTAAGGCTCATTATGTGTATAGTACACAATGCCCGCAAGCACGAAAAATACGCACGGAAGCGCCACACCGTTGCCCCAAAGTTTATATTCTGCAGAGTCGGAATGCGGGGACGCTAGCCATTTACGCACCTGCTTTTCGGTCTTGGGTTTGCACGTGCCGACGATGCGACTGTATGTATTCCAAACCTCTACCCAAAAAGCTACTTCTTCGTCACTAGGATTCGGTGTTTCGAGGTTCTTGCACCAATGGTCCGAGAAGCCTTGCAGCCTTGCACACTCCGTAGGAGTGAGCCTGCGAACTGTGTAGCTAGAATCCATCACGCCGTTATGGTGTCCGGGGCAAGTTCCGTTAACGAGAGTATTGCCACAATCCTCAAGGAAATACTGCCCAAGGTCACGGGTGGCAGACGGATCAAATCCGTAAGGATGCGCCACAGCGCCCGGTCCTTTTGCAACAAGAGTCGGTTGGCTCTCCTTGCGGACACTCGGTGTAAACTGTGCGTTCTTGCCTTGATTAAAAGCGTCTCTGCCGATGCCGTAACAGACAGCGTTTGGGTCTTTGAAATCCCGTGCCATAAGCGTTGGCGACTTTTCCTCTTCGATTTGCGTAAAACTGCCTGTGGTCATTGCGTAAACGTGAACGGCGTGGCGGTCAACCGTGTTCAGCGTGTACATCACATCGGATTCCTTGTACCCATCCCCTTGGTGGGAAGGGCGTGCGCCGTTGCCCTCAATAACGAAGGTCCCGCTTTTTACGCAAACGGCAGGTTCGCCGCCGTGGGTGCAAGTCAATGTGGGAGAAGTTTCCTCACTGACGTTACAAGCGGATTTGCCACCGCCTTGGTCTACGCATACCACCGCAATGCCGCCTTGATTGCAAGAGGGATTACCACCGTTGCCGTCAAGGGTGCGGGAGGTGTCCGCTTTATAAATTCCGCTATGGGGATTGGGAGATTTCATTGCGTTAGAGTCCTTGGAACAGATGCCGAAGGGCTGAAGTACGCAGTTGAAGTTGTCCTTATCGGGCATACGCTGATTGCCGCCTGCGTTTTGCTTTGTGAGCGTAGGCGCAACCTGCTTTCCATCCCAAGTGGAAGGCACGAATACCGTCTGGTCGTTGTTGCAAGCAAGGGTTGCCGATTTGTCTGTCTGTATCAAGGCACCTTTGCCACCGCCCTCACACCCGCTACGGATTTTCATAACAAGAGGGACATTGTTTCCGCCCGTTCCCATACGGGAAGTAAGGGTCTGTATCTTGTCTTCCTCTTCGAGCTTAACTCTGCCGTCAGCGGGATGGTTTTCAAGAGCTATGGTCGCAGGGACTACACCACTACGAAGCGTAGGCGCACACTCTTCCTCATAGCCGATGCTACGGCTCTTGGCAGAATGCTCGGTGCAAAATCCCGCACTCTCCACTACGCAAGGCGGATGATGCGCCTCTGCTCGGAGCGTACACGTTACCTCGTCGGTAACATCCATACGATTGCCACCTTGGTCGTTCAGCACCACGCCGTTGCGTCCCGTGGACATTCCACAGTTGACACCGAGCGTTGCGGCTTTATCGCCTGTTAGGTCTGCGTTGTAGCCGTCAATGCCGATGCCTGACGTTCCAGCGCCACCTTCAATATCGTTGGTAGCTCTTTGCCACGCACGGAAGCCCTCCGCAGAATACCTTGACAAGCCCTCGGACTTAAATAGTATGTCTCCGGCACTCCCGCCTGCAAAATCTGCGACAAGAAAGATGCGGCGTCTTCGTTGGGGGACTCCCCAAAATTGAGCGTCGAGAACTCGGTACGCCACGCTCCATCCGTCTCCCAAGTAGAGGTCGGCGTAAGGCCATCCCCCTTGGTCAGGCGCAGGCACCTCGGCATTCTCTTCGACGACGCCGATGACCGATTCGAGGACTGCTTTGAAGTCTTGTCCTCCGTTAGAGGAGAATGCGCCCGGCACGTTCTCCCATACGATGTATCTTGGATATTTTCCATTTGTTGCACTCCTCATTTCTTTAATGATGCGGACAGCTTCGTAAAACAGAGATGACCTTGCGCCGTCAAGTCCGTTTCGTTTGCCCGCCACTGACATATCCTGACAGGGTGAGCCGAAAGTTATAATATCTACGGGTTCAATCTTGCCACCGTCCATAGCGGATATATCTCCGTAGTGTTTCATAAAAGGTATGCGCTTTGTTGTAACTCTTACGGCAAAAGGCTCGACCTCCGATGCCCATACGGGAGTGATGCCCGCAAGCATACCACCAAGAGGAAAGCCGCCAGAGCCGTCAAACAAGCTGCCGAGTTTAAGATTTTCCATGTCTTACCTCCACTTCTTTTACAAGCTCTTTATACGGGATACGCTCACCCTTACGCAAAACATAAACGCTATCGGCATCCCTCGTATCCTCTACATAACGGCGGAGAATGACGGAAGCATATTTTTCATCAAGCTCCATCGTATAACAGATGCGGTTTGTCATCTCGCACGCCATAAGCGTAGAGCCTGAACCGCCAAAGGTGTCAATTACGATTGCGTTCTCCTGCGAGGAGTTGCGGATCGGGTACGAAAGCAAATCAAGCGGTTTGCTTGTGGGATGATTTTCGTTACGCTTGGGCTTGTTAAAGTTCCAAATGGTCGTTTGCTTGCGGTCGGAATACCACCTATGCTTACCGTTTTTAAGGAAACCATAAAGCACGGGTTCGTGTTGCCACTGATAGTCCGAGCGCCCAAGAACGAGGCTGTTTTTTGACCATATGCAAACGCCAGCGAGATGGAATCCTGCATCGATAAAGGCGCGGCGGAAGGTCAAGCCCTCCGTGTCTGCGTGGAAGACGTAAGCAGAGCCGCCGTTTTCGGTATGCGCCACCATATTTTCAAAGGATTTATAAAGGAAATTGTAAAATTCCTCGTCCTTCATACTGTCGTTTTGAATGGTCAACCCGCTTGTACTCTTAAAGGACACGCCATAGGGAGGGTCGGTCACGATAAGGTTGGCTCGCTTGCCGTCCATAAGAGTTGCAACGTCATCGGCGTTTGTGGCATCACCGCAAACAAGCCTGTGTCTGCCAACTACCCAGACATCGCCTTTTTCCACGAAGGCGGCTTTTTCAAGGGCTGCGGTAAGGTCGAAGTCGTCATCTTCCACATCTCCCGCGTCCTTGCCAAAGAGGTCGGCAATCTCGTCTTCACCAAAGCCGGTGAGCGAAATATCAAAAGCCTCTGCCTGCAAAGCCTCGATTTCAACCTTTAAGAGGGCTTCATCCCACCCTGCGTCAAGCGCCATACGGTTGTCCGCAATGATGTAGGCTTTCTTTTGCGCCTCGGTCAGATGGTCAACAAAAACGCACGGAACTTCGCTGATGCCTTCTTCTCGCGCCGCCATCACACGCCCGTGACCTGCGATAATACCAAAGTCACGGTCAATAATAACGGGATTGATGAAGCCGAACTCACGAAGGCTTGAACGGAGCTTGTTTATCTGCTCCGGGGAGTGGGTTCGGGCGTTGTTTACGTAAGGAACGAGCTTGTCAATATGTACAAGCTTCATATCGGTTGTGGTTTTACTCATAAAATTGCCTCCCGATAATGACAACCTTCTGCCATTGCTTCATAGTTGCGGTCATAAAGGTTCAGCTTTTCGATAATGCCGAGAGGAGTTAAATCGTAAGCGGAGCGAATTTCATCGGCAAGGTTGAGGTTTTTATCGTTTCTAACGATAATGGATACGGGTTCTGCGATACCGATAGCATATCCGAGCTGGATTTCGCACCACTTGAGTCCGTGGAGCTTGAGCATTTGGCAAGCAAGGTGGCGTGCCATATAAGAAGCACTGCGGTCAACCTTTGTGGGGTCTTTACCACTGAAAGCGCCACCGCCTACGGCGCAGTATCCGCCGTATTGGTCGCACACGATTTTTCTGCCCGTAAGACCGCAGTCAGCCGTGGGACCGCCAAGAGTCCACGAACCCGAAGGATTGATAATCAGTTCGGGAAGTTCGTGTTCACCGAAGATTTTTTGAATGAGCGCCGTAACGCTTGCTTTGACGTCGGCAAGTGCGGACATCTCCTTATGACACACCGAAACTACGATACTTTTTACGGAATCAAAGGTAGGTTCCGCATCAAGGTCAACCGTCACCTGCGTTTTCGCATCTCCCTTAAAGTGGGAGTTGGGATTGGTTTCGATATCGTGTTCAATAGCGGCAATCACCTTATTGGCAAGGTCAAATCCGAAAGGAAGTTGACTCTCGGTCTCTGCCGTGGCATAGCCGAACATAATGCCTTGGTCTCCCGCACCGATTTTCGTGTCGGAGGTTACCGCTTCATTGATTTCGTGGGACTGCTTTCCGATAAGGTTAATCACCGATTCCACGGTGTAGCCGAGCTTTGCGGCAACCCTGCGGACGATTTCAACATAATCCACTTTGGCGTTGGTCGTAATCTCTCCGCCGAGAACAACGGTGTTATCTTTTACCATCGTTTCAATCCCGCAGTGGCTCTTTTGGTCTTGGGAGAGGCACTCGGTAAGGATGGCATCGGAAATTTGGTCTGCGAATTTATCGGGGTGATATTTGCTAATCTGTTCTGTTGAAAATAATCTCATTTTTTACTCCTTTCATCTCCGCCTTGCGGATAGTAATCTTTCCATCACGTCATCGTGGGGAGTTGCGCCGTCGTATTCAACGGAGCAGTTTTCCTTTACGATCTGGAAGATGGAAAACCAAGTGGCGTTGACCTGCTTCATATAGTCGCGGCTCATAGCCACATAGGGACTTGCGATAGCGTTACCCGTGGTCGGATGCTTGGCAAGGAAGCCGAACTCGGAGATAGCCTCTTCGCACTGTATCCAACGGGAAACAGACATCGCATACTGCTCAATCAACTGCGTGTTGACAAGTTTGTCGCAACCGCGCGCCTTGAGCCATTGGAAGGTACTAATAAAAACCTCTTCGGCGCATAAATTTTTGCCGTTTTTCTGCGTGGCTTTGAGATATTCCTTTATGGGAGGAACGTCTGCGCCTTCAAATTCCACAGGGTCGGGCAAAATCATAGCGCCATCGGTCTTACCTTCATTGATTTTATCTACGAGCGCCTTCTTTTTTGGTCCAGTTCCGGGGCGCGCCCCACCTCGGTTTGTGCCGTCTTTAGCCATATTTTTCTACACTCCTTTTGCTTTTTTGTGCCTTTTAGGGTTAATACCCCGTTTGAATAGGGAAAAATGCACACGAAAGCCCCAGCCCGTTGACCTGATATAGGTCCCGGAGTTTGACTCCCCCTACCGGGCGTTGTTCCAGCGGTCGCCACGCTCTGCGTGTATTCTTGCGTGACAGGATTTGCAAAGAGAAATAAGGTTTGCACGGCTATGTGTTCCACCTTCCGCAAGCGGTACTTTGTGATGCACCTCTTCGGTCGGCACAAGCAGTCCCTCTTCAAGACACTTCTCGCACAAAGGGTGTTGCTCCACATAACTATCTCGGATTCGTTTCCAAGCTCTGCCGTACCTACGGCGTACAGCCGGGTCTCGGTCGTACTTCTCGTAGCGCTTTGCTTCTTGCTTTGCGTGTTCCTCGCAGAACCGCCCGTCCGTTAGCTTGGGACAACCGGGAAAGGAACATGGTCGCTTTGGTCTTCTTGGCATTCTCACACCTCCTTTTGGGTATAAAGAAAGCCACCCACGCTCCGTTTGCGTGAATGGCTCTCGTGTATTCTTTTGCAATTATAGTATATCATAAGGGCAAGGGTGTCATCTCTGTCCAAACCTGTTCATTTCTGCCATCTTTTTAATTTTTGCAAAAAAATATTGCCCATCCGAAGATAGGCAATAAAATGTTTTTTATATGATGGTATAGAACGTTGCGGGACCGTTGCCGTGTTTTACAATGTGCTGTTCTGCCACAAGTTCTCGCAGTGCTTTTTCTACCGCAGAACGGCTGAGGCTAGGACACATTTCCATCACGTCACTCTTGGTTATCTTACCGAGCTTCTTTGCGAACACTTCCTTTACCATTTCTTTTGCCGTCTTTTTGCTAGAAACGATTTCCAAGCGTTCTTCAAAATCTCTGTAAGCGGAAAGGATAACCCCGAGAATATATTTTGTAAATGCGGTATCATCATTCTTGCCCTCGTGCCAGTTTTCAGAAGCTAGTTGAAGGGCATCATAGTAATCATCCTTATGGTCGTGTATTTTCTTTTCAAGGGAAATATATTTACCTACCACATACCCACTCTTATAAAGAAGCAAGGTTGTAAGAATTCTGCTCATACGACCATTGCCGTCGTTAAAGGGATGAATACAAAGGAAATCGTGTATAAAGGTAGGAATCACAACAAGCGGATCAACCTCACCCGTAGCAATGATTTCATTGTAGGTCTTGCAAAGCCTCTCCACCGCATCAGGCGTTTCAAACGGCTCAAGCGGTCTAAATCTAACAATCACGCTGCCATCGGCTCTGATTTCATCAATCTCGTTAGATGTGGTCTTGAACACTCCGCCAAACGACGTCGGCAAGAAGGAATACAGCATCTTATGAAGTTGCAATATAACGTTTGCCGTGATAGGCATATACTCAAAGCTCTCATGCACCATTTCAAGAACGGCACGATAGCCGAGAATTTCTTGCTCATCTCTGTTGCGGGGAGTCGTCTTTTCATCCATCAACCGCTTTAAGCGCTGATTGGTTGTAACAATACCCTCAATAGCGTTGGATGCCTCGGTACTTTGTATCTTGGCAAGCTCCACAAGCCTTTCCAGTTCAAAGGGTTTCTGCTGCAAATACAGTTGTTGTTTACCCTTATACTCGTGAATAAGACCGATATATCCAAGTATATCTCTGTCCCAATGTTTATCTTTTAGGAAATTATAGTTAAATTCACGCATAATCCCTTACTCCTTTCTTTAATCGCTTATATTATACCCGAAAGTAAGCGATTTGTCAACAGCAAAAGCGATATATCTCTTACTTTTTTATAAAAAATGCGGGATTTTTTGTCGAAGTAAGGGATTCGGCGTTTATATTATTGTCAGGAAGGTACTACGATATGCGTAAGCCCGCTTTTATAAAACCTACGCACAGAGGTTACCGAGAGATGAAGCTCCAAGGCAATCTCGTCCCACGTGAGGTTTTGTATATAGCGGTAAAGAAGGACGAACCTTTCATCCACATCGGGGACCGCTTCGATCACCGCTTGGATTTCATCCTTTAGCTCATTCAGCCGTGCAAGCTCCTCGTTTATTTTCGCTTCCTTCTCCCATATCTTCTCAAGTGCTCGGACAAAGGGGGCTTCAAAGCTCCTTGTGCCTTCCACTTTCTCACCCCAAGAGGGAGAAGAAATGCTACAGGAAAGCTCCCGCAACTCTTCAAGCGTCGAAAGGTCGTATTTGATTTTTCGGTTCAAGTAGTACACTTGGTTCAAATATTCATGCGCAGTCATCAATCTCCCTCCGTAATCTTGTTATAAGCAACTCACCATCCACCGCGGTAAGTGTTCGATACCATTCCGAACGGAAGAACTCCTCAACCTCGGCTATGGTTTCCTTGGCAGGCGCATACCTCGGATGGCGTTTATATGTCTTCAGCGCCTTACGATAATCCTTTACCGCTTGAAGAATGATGGCGTTTGCCAAATCAGTATAATGTTCCATATTTACCTCCCAAGCTCTGCTTTTACCGCGTCAATTAAGGCATCTTGCGTTTTTTCTTTCTTTTTAAGAGCCTCAAGCACACGCTCGTCAATGGTATCCTTGGTTACGATGTGATGAATAACCACCGTTTCTTTTTGCCCTTGGCGGTACAGACGTGCGTTGGTCTGCTGATAAAGTTCAAGGCTCCAAGTAAGACCAAACCATATCAAGGTAGAACCACCCGTTTGCAGGTTCAATCCGTGACCCGCAGATGCAGGGTGAATCACACCAACGGCTATCTCGCCTCTGTTCCAAGCTCGAATGTCCTCATCGGTTTTTATCTCTCTTACAAACGGGAACTTCGCCTTTATACGCACAAGGTCGTGTTTGAACCAATACGCCACAAGAACGGGTTTGCCGTTTGCGCTTTCGATTAAATCCTCAAGAGCATCGAGCTTCGCATCGTGAATGTGATGTACCTTTTGCCCGTCGCCGTAAACGGCACCGTTTGCCATTTGCAAAAGTTTGCCCGAGAGGGAGGCTGCGTTGACGGCATCAATCTCCTCATCCGCCAAGCTGACAACCATATCGGCGCAAAGCCTATCGTAGGTTTCTTTTTGTGCCTCTGCCATCTCCACCGCTACAGTGTTCAAAACAAGGCTCGGAAGTTTAAGATAGTCTGCAGCACGCATCGAAATCGTAATATCATCGATTTTTTCGTATATGCGTGCTTCCGCACCCGGCAAGGGCTTATAGGAGAACACCACCTGTGCATTCCGCTTGTCCGGGGTAAAATAGCCTTCACGATACCTTGTTATGTATCTTCCAAGCCGCTGTCCAAGGTCAAGAAGCCTGAACTCCGCCCACAAGTCCATAAGTCCATTGCTTGATGGCGTTCCCGTAAGCCCCACAACCCGTGAGATTTTCGGTCGTACCTTCAAGAGAGCTTTGAACCGCTTTGCCTTATATGACTTAAAGGAAGAAAGCTCGTCTATGACAAGCATATCGTAGTCAAACGGAACACCGCTTTTTTCAATCAGCCACTCTACGTTTTCTCGGTTAATAATCGTAATATCCGCATCGGCAGCGAGTGCTTTGCGCCTTTCCGCTACGCTTCCGATAGCCACGGCATAGGTAAGCCCTTTTAAGTGGTCCCACTTGCCGATTTCTTCAGGCCACGTGGTTTTGCCGACACGCAGAGGCGCAACCACAAGCACCCGTCTAACCTCACCGCTTGCGATGAGATTTTTGATAGCGGTAAGAGTAATAACGCTTTTGCCAAGTCCGCATTCAAGGAAAACCGCCACTTCATCGTTTTCCTCGATAAACTTGGTCGCATATTCTTGGTATTTATGAGCCTTGTATTTCATCAAGTAAATCTCCTATCTTTTCTGTTTTATCCAAGCAGTAAACCTTAAAGCCCAGTGCTTCCAGTTGCCGTTTGCGCCGCTTTTGCAGTGGGCGCATCTCCTCGCCCGGTGCCTTTGTTTCCACGAATGCGAATTTGCCACTCGGTAAGAGAATAATCCTATCAGGCACACCCGCAAACGACGGGGACACGAACTTCACACACAGACCACCACGATTCAAAACTGCCTTTTTTAGTTTGCTTTCTATCGTCTTTTCTTGCATTTTTCCACCTCGATTTGAAGGTGGTGAAGGATATGTATCATACATAGGAAAACTTTTATAATTTCACTCTTTTATGATTTCTTAAGTAAAATTTACATATGACCTTTCACCATCCTACACCAACCCCAAAAATCACTTCAAAAAGTCCTCTTCGGCAGTCGTTCCGACAGACCTATTTGGAGATAAGGAAAGCCCGCTCCAAACCATACCCGTTTTCGTTCTTTGCGTCGTAAATCCCACGACACGCAAAGCCTCCGCAAAGTCACGATTGCAACGCACGTATTCGCCTGTTTCGGTTGCCCACGCACGATATGCCTTATATAAAGCGCCACCTTGCGCCTTTTCAAGCTCACCGACAATACAGCACTCATCAAGGAAGGTACCAAGCCAGTCGTTTTCATCACGATATTTGCTGATAGCTCCTTTGACCATTTCGCTTTCGGGGAGCTTATAGCCGCCCTCGATAAACATCCGTGCGCCGTCAATAATCCACTGCAACACGGCTCCGCTTGCATTCATAAGAAGCTCCTCACCAAAGTTCGGCTTGGGGTTCTTGATGTTGGCGTTAAAGGGTGCAATAACGAGTCTGCGCCACGTTCCTTTGTCGTTGCTGCCGACCCTCGGAAGGTGGTTCGTATAAAGAACTGTGGTATGCGTGGGAGTAAAGGTAAACGGGTCGTGATATTTCTTCTCGCCCGTAATGGAGTCGACGCTTGCTATCTGCTTGAGCATACTTGTGGAAAGCCTCTGTCCCTCCTCGGTTTCGGAGGCAAGGATGAACCTCTTTCCAAGAAGCTCGGCAAGATCCACTTTTGCGTTTTTAGCCCTTGTGGTAAGTGCTTCCGCCGGGATTTTTCCAGCGTAATCACCGAGAACCTCATAAATGGTATTGAAAACGGTGCTTTTTCCGTTTGCGCCACTGCCGAATGCGATAATAAGGGCTTCGTGATATACTTTGCCTATGGCAATAGCTCCCGCAGAGGTCTGCAAAAAGGTCTTGAACTCGGCATCGCCTTGGCAAACCATATCCAGACACTCCTCCCACATCTCACGCCCCGTGCTTGAAGGTGCAACGCTTGTCATCTTGGTACAGAAGGAGTCGGGTTTGTGTGCATAAACCACCCCCGTCTTAAGGTCGATAATGCCTGCGGGAGTGTTAAGCTCGAAGGGACTCGCATCAAGTTTTTCAATGGGGACTTCCAAGAAGCTCTTTGCAACATTCATAACGGCGGTGATTTTGCCGTTGTCGCACATTTTGTTTGCGAATTTATAAAAGGCGAGAGCTTCTTTGACTTCTGCGTTATTGTCCTTGTTTGCTTCGGATTCGCCTTTTTCCATAGCATCATCGCCAAGGGTCGAGTATGCAAACTTGACCGCCTGTTTTGCGAATTCAAGTACCTTCTTTACGAACTCGATATACCTCTGCTGCGCCTTCAGTTCGGACACCTCCCAGCGTTTGCCCGTCCATACAAGCCAACCTGTCGAGGGGTTGTATCTGACCTCACCGCTATATTCGTGAACGAAAAGCTCTGCCATAGCGGTATCGTTATAAGCCTTGGGACGCAAGGGTGTGCCGAAGTCCTCCTCGGCTGAATTTACGGCATAGTTTTCAAGGGCATCACGCCTTGTAATCTTCTGCATCTCCTCGTCGGAAAGAGGCTCGGCAAAGGCGTATTTATTGATTTGATAAAGGATAGTTTTGACCTCGGTAGGCGTAAATCCGCTACGAAGAAGCAAAGCGGAATGCTTGAAAAGCGCCCCGTTTCTGCCATCCCCGTCGCCCATATCCGTAAACTTCTGCGACCCCTTCACGGGAGAGAAGAATTTAGGATACGGGGTCAGCGGTTTGCTTTCATCGAAATCACGGATAATTTCACGGAGCTTGCCTTTGCTTTTCAGAACCACATACATATTTCTGCCTGTGCGAACATCAAAGGAAAAGCCGAATGCGTCGGTAGCCTTAACCACGCCCTTTTTGCACCACTCACTAGCCTTAAACATAAAGTGAAGACCTCTTGTGGTTTTATAAATACGGCAGTTGAGGTCAAGGTCGCAAACAAGCGCATACACACGCTCCGCCTCTGCGCCGTCATCCACATCCTTAACCGTGAAATCGCCGTTTAATATGCCTGCATATTCTTCGCAAGCACTCACCTCATCAAGGGTAAGAAGAGGCTCGCCGTTGCCGAATTTTTGACACGGCTGCTTGTTATTTGTTTTTACGTAACCTCTAAAGGGGTTTATCATAAAGCATTACTCCTTCTTGTAAAATTCGCATTCGTATCCGTCTGCGTTTAGCGGTAAGCCGACCGCCCACTCGGGGTTAATCGACATAATTTGACAACATTCCTTTACATTTGACACGCCAATCGGTACTTCAAGCACCACTTCATCGTGAACGTGCATCGTAATATGGAAGCCGAGCTTATAGAGCCTTTGCATTGCTTCAACAAGAAGATCTCTTGCCGTAGCCTGCACAATATTCTCCACGAACTTGGGACCATAGCTCTCGATGCGCTCCCACTTCTTTGCCGCGCCAACGCCCTCATAAGTAACGCAGTCACTGCCGAAACCATTAACTCCCATACGGGGGCGTACATACGCAAGCCTTCTGCCCGAGGGAAGGGCTATGAAAAGGATGCCTTTTTCGTATGTAAAGGTAAGGCCATAGCACTTGTACGGCTGTTTGGTGGACACCGTATATTTCACGGCTCGATCTACTGCCCACCAAAATTTCGTGATGTTAGGGTTTGCGCCACGCCAAGCGGTAACAAGCCCTTTGAGTTCTTCTTCGGGAATACCCATAGCCACCGCGCCCATTGCCTTGAGTGCGCCGACAGAGCCGCCGTAGCCAAGTGCAAGTTCTGCGATTTTACCTTTCTGGCGGAGATGCCCGTTCACGCCGTTTTTCTCAACGGGGACTTTGAACATCTGCGATGCGGAAGCACAATAAATATCTCCTCCGCGCTCGAATACCTCAATACGCCACGACTCGTTTGCGTACCAAGCAAGCACCCTCGCCTCGATAGCGGAAAAGTCGGAAACTATAAATCTGTGTCCCGCCTTGGGTATAAAAGCGGTACGGATAAGCTCGGAGAGTACGTTGGGAATGTTGCCGTAAGAGTCCTCTATACCTGCGTAGTCATCGTGGCGCACAAGCTCTCTTGCCCTCGGCAGGTCATCAAGGTGATTTTGGGGCAAATTCTGAACTTGAATATTTCTGCCGGAGAAGCGCCCGGTTCTTGCTGCACCGTAAAACTGTATCAGCCCCCTCGCACGGCTATCGGTGTTGACTACCGTCCGCATTGCGATATACTTTTTTACGCTTGATTTTGCGAGTTCTTGGCGGAGCTTTAAGATTTCTTCGACATTGCCCGTAGCATCCTTGAGAAGCCTTGCCACGTCTGCCTTGGAAAGGGACTCAACAGTCTGTCCTTGTTCGACAAGCCAAGCCTTGAGTTGTTGTGCGGAGTTGGGGTTGTTGATGCCAGTCAAAGCTCTTGCACGTTCGGTTTTTCTATCGGTTGTAACGGCATCGCAGGATATGGCGTGTTCTACGAAATCCATATCGAGGGCAATGCCATAATCGTTGATGCGTTGGTCGAGATGATAATTCTCCCACTCCTCGTCGGATACGGGAAAGCAAGCAAGGCGCTTTTGAATCAACATCTCAGTTTCAACGTCACGCTTATTGTAGGTCTTAAAATCCTCCCACTTATCGTAAGCGTGATGAGGATAATTGCGGGTGCGACCGCCATTGGCGATGGTAGCCTCACACGGCTTACAGAAATAACGGATGAGTTCTTTGCCGGTCGATAGCTTTTGCTTTTCAAGACCGAGAACTGCGCCTACCTTTTCAAGCGAAAGAGGCAGACCGAGGGTTGCCGCCCACACCATCGTGCAGAACCACGAATCGGGACTTAAATACTCGCCTACGGGATAGCCCAAGAAGCGAGATATGCAAATACGCTCAAACTGTGCGTTAAAAGCATATTTTTGTATGCGCTCATCGGTAAGAGCGTCTATGATATTCTTCGGAATGCGCTCACCTCGAGCAATATCCACGACCTCTACTTCGCCACCGTCAACGGCATAGGCAAAGAGTAATATCTCGAAGTCGGGACTTTCGGCATATTTGTAAACGCCTGCTTTGGTAAGGTCAACCGAGGAGAAAGTTTCGATATCTATGCTAATTGTTCTCATGTTCACCTTCCTATGGGGTATAAGGGTGGTAGACGAATCCACCACCCTCACCTTGGTTTTTAGAAGCCGAGCAAATCGTCATCATCGTCAAGTGCGCCAAACTCAGTGGAGGCATTGGTCTTGCCGCCGAGAGGCTCACCATCACGAACCTTCTGAATGTTGCCAAGACCGCAGGCAATGCCTTTATTGCCGTTGGAGTTGAAAGCATAGAAGTTGATGGATACTCTTGCGTAAACACCGCTATAAACCTCGCTTCTGTCAAGAATGGGCATAACCTTGGTGTCTACGATCTGCGGAGCCGTAGTGCTGTTGGCGTTAACGAAATATGCGTTTGCATATGCTTCGTCGTCCTCACGCTCGATATCTCCATCACGGAGCGGGGTCTTAAGAGCCGCCTTGTTGGGCTTCTTGCCACCGAACTTGCCGACACCTTCCTCGATTGCGGCATCAATAGCTGCGTTAATCTTTGCGATGGTTTCGGTATCCGACTTGGGGATAATAAGAGAAACGCTGTACTTGGGAACTGCGCCCTCGGTTGCTGCTTTAGGCTCCCATACGTTTGCGTAGGAAAGTCTTACGAGTCCTGTTACTACTTTTGTCTTGTTGTTTGCCATAATTTTTAATCTCCTTAAATTTCATCAAATTCGTTTTTAGGGTTTGACACCATAATTGCCGGACGCTTGTCGGTGTCGGGAACAAGCGTAGGCTTGCCTTGGGGCTTTGTAATAAGCGCACCGAGGACTTTTGCGAATTCCGCCTTACCCATCAGTCGTTCCATTTCGGTAATGCTGATGAGAGTCTTTTTATAGATATCGTGGTAGCCTGCGGAATTGGCGGCACGAACCACGGCATCTTCGTCTGCGTATTTACGCACAGACCTTCCTTCGACAAGTTTGAAGCCTGACCACTCCTTACCTGCGAGTGCCATTGCGAGTACGTACTCTTGAATTTCATCCGCCCATTTCTTGATGTCGGGGAGCTTCAAAAGCACATCCTCAATCTCGGCATCCGTCAAGAGAGGCGGGAGCTTGAACTCACTTTGCGCAAGCCTCAACTTGTCCTCGGCTCTTGCTCGACACTTGACCGCAGCCTTACAGAACAAGCACCATTCTCCCGGACAATATTCGCCCTCTCCCTTAAAGGCTCTTTGCGCCTTCGGTATGAGGTCTTGGGTTGCCCAGCGTTTGAGCTTTGCGACTGTGATTTCCCACGTGCTGACGTTCTCACGGCGGGGTTGGAAGATTGTGAGCTTTACCTTTTTGATTTGGTACTGCTCCTCATAGAGCTTCAGGACGGCAAGTGCGTACAATTTCATCTGCGGATTTTCTTCCGCATCTACAAGTACCCCCTGTCCGTACTTCAGATCGATTACGTGCAATCTGCCGTTGCTGACTATGAGGCAATCTCCCGTGCCGAAGCCGTCGGGAACATAGCAGGAAAAATCAAGACGCTGTTCGATAAATACCTGCGTGCCTGCATCGCGCCTACGCTCTTTGGTGACTTGCTCCATAACGAAATCCGCATAGTCGTCTGTGTGGATTTCCATTTCCTCGTTATCGAAAACGGATACGGGGCGCTCACTTCGGAGCTTGAGCCTGCGTTTCAGTTTGTGTTCGGCTAATGCGTGTGCTGCTGTGCCTTCCGCCGCCGCTGATGTTTCTCGCTCTGCAAAGGCTTGTTCAAGTCTTGCAGACGGGTTACAATTCAGCCAACGCTCGGATGACGAGGCAGATAACAAAGCGTGGTCGCTAGGTGGCATTTTCCGCACCTCCTTCGCTTGCCTTGTGAATGGATACCTCCATCACCGCATCACCCGGCACGAGAATGGTTACTGTGGGAGCATCATCGAAGATATGTCTTAAAAGTTTATCTGTGGGCTTCGGTGTCCCGCCCGTAACCACGCTCTGCACGGGCTTGCTTGAAACACAAATTCTTACATTGGGTTTCAAATTGTTTTTCCTCCTCCGAGGAGTGGTCTAGGTTTCGTTCTCCTCACCTAAAAGCCTCGGGAAGGGGTCAAAGTCAACCCCCAATGAAAAGTTTTTTTGCATTTTCTTTCGCTGCGGTGAGACGATTGAAGATGGCTTGCTTGCTGACGCCCTCTCTTGCGGCGATCTCCACAAGCGAAACGCCCTCCATCGCAACTGCCCAGAGAACGTCTGCCTGCGTCTTCGGCAGATGGCTATAAATCATCTGCTTGAGTTGCCATTCTTCAAGTTCTTCGGCGGTGCTGTTGTCGGCAATGAGGTCTAAAGGATTGATCAAGGCATCCTCTTCGCCCTCGGCGCAAGGGTTCTTGACGTAACCGCTTGTGTGGCGGTTGTACTTATGCCAGTTGTTGTAGCTTTCCTTGTTCATCGCATCCGCAAATTCTGCGGGAGTGTACTTGCGAATCGTGGCGCGTTCCTCGGGAAGAGCTATGGAAAGCCTGTGCTGGTAGTCATTTTCGAGGCAGATTTCCATTTCTGCCGCATCGACGTAAAGCGTTACTTTTTCTTTGCCGTCATCGTACTTGAGTGTGATTTTTACAGTGTTTTCGTTCTTTTTCATTTTTTGTCTCCTTTTTCTTCGCATTTGTGTCGTAATGGGTAGAAATTGGAGGAAAAATGTGATATAATATAATTGGAAAAGCCTCAGCAATTTCTACTGAGGCTATCGTCTTCTTAACTTGAGTAATCGGCAATATGTAACTTGGGTAACTTCGGTAATTTTAGGTGGTGATTTTTATGGAGTATAATTTTAACGATAAACTGTGCGGTGCGACCTTTTTTGCGGTTCTTTTGGAAGCCGCCCGCCCTCAATTAAGTTCAAAAGAAAAATGGGCGGGTAACTCTAACGGAATTACCCAGCCTAAAATGTTTGCGACTCTTATAAAAATCGCAAACCCCAATATAACTTCCGATTTTAATTCGGATTCTTTTGAAAAGACTTTTGCAAAATATAAGCGTTGCGATTCAAGCAGTAGCAAGATGTATTTTCCGCTTACGGATTTAATCTTCCGCAACGGCTTTGATACAAGAGTGAAAACCGAATACGTCAAGGCGCAAAACGATATGATTGAGTTCATACGCACTTTCCTCGATTGCACCGATACAAATAAAATTAAAAAGCTTGTTGGCACATTACAAGAAATCATTGCCAATGACGAGGGCGTAACGCATACTTTTTATTTGGGCAGCGATGTGCCAAAGGCTACTTTTGCTGCTATGGATAGCGTCGAATTGAGCGCATACCTATTGGCAATATGGCACTACGTTGTTTCTTATATTACCGATAACAAGCGTGGCGCAGATACAATAACCACGTGGAAATCCGGGATTGATATCGGCTACGAAAGAGCAAAAAAAATAGCCGTAACCATTTCCGAACCTGCGGAAACGACTACGGCTGATAGCACTATTGACGACACCTCTACTGACGCGGAGGAAATTATAATAGGCAAACCCACGAATAAGGTGCCTACACAACAAGCCCAAGTTATATTCAACAACTTTGGAGACAACGGCACAAACATAATGAATACAGGCAGCATAACGATAAACATAGGAGGTAAAAAGGATTGAACAAGGAAGAACTCGTACAAATTGCCAATACCCCCGCATCTGTGCAAAATATGTACGGGGACGGAGGTGTTCAGATCACCAATACCGACGGCGGTCATATTCAACTCTTTTTTATAAACTCCGGCTCGAATGTGCGTCTTGATGCTTTCCGCTTCAATACAGAATTTTATAATTTGTTCGTTATTAACGATAAAATTGACGCCCACGGAACTTTTACAATCCCGATCAAGGACTGTTTGCTTCATACAGCGCCAGATGCATACCCTGAAGGGAAAATCACCATTGCGCTTTTAGAGAGAATTCTTACATACCCCTCTTTGATTGCAACCCCTAACGCGCAACATCTGACCGCATACCCTACGCAGTGCGCCACGATTTGTAAGGTTCATAGATATGAAATTCTCGATGACGCTATAAAATTCAGATACCTTGTATCGAAGGAATTTCAACAACAGCCCCTAAATGAAATAGCTACAACCCTTGGTATTTTAGCAAGCGAACAGTCCAATGAGCTTGACCATTGCCATTGGGAAATTAAGCACGTAAATCTGCTTGAAATCTTAAAATTGGAGGATGAATATGAAGGTAAAAAATAGAATAAAAATTACTGAAATAAAGCTCGATGAAGCGACCTTCCACTCCACCACCTTCCGTCCATCCAATATCAACTTTTTCTTCGGTAAAAACGGTACGGGAAAATCTACTATCGGAAGGGTTATCGCGGAGAGACGCGGCTTAACTTGGAAGACCCCCACAGATGAAACCGACACTATTATTCAGTTGTATAACGAAGAGTATATCCGCAAAAACATACAGACCTTGGAGGATATGCCCGGCGTCTTTAATATAAGCGAAGTCGACATCGAAGTCGAAAATAAAATTCGTGAATATACGGAAAAACACACGGCCGCGTCTACTAGCAAAAAAGCCTCGGATGAAGCGTTGAAAAAAATACGCGCAGACATTGTTGCCGCTGATAAACTGGCGTGGGACAAGTGCTGGGAAGTGGTTTCTCCGCTATTAGAAAAATACAAGAAGGCAGCCGTCCGCCGCAATTCCAAGCAAAACTGCTTTACAGATATTGTTGACGTGGCTCCCGTCGAACACACCGAGGAAGAACTCGCAAAATTATATGGTATAGCTTTTGATTCTTCTGCAAAAACATACCCCCTACTGAAAAAGCTACCATTAGACGGATTTCCAACCTGCGATTTACTCGGCACACCTATAATATCTAAAGACGAAACGCAGTTTTCTCGTTTTCTTGAGGAAATCGGTGCCTCGGATTGGGTTCGAGATGGTCACTTAAAATATGAGCCTGTCGCAGGCGGGCTTTGTCCTTTCTGTCAGCAACCCTTAACAGAAGATATTATCGCTAAAATTGCAGATTGCTTCAATCGTACATACGAGGACGCGATACGTGCCATCGAGAGATGCCACGGCGAATATGAGGCTTATTTCAAGAGAATCCAAGGTATTCTTCAAGGGAACTATGATGATATGTACCCTGAAATCAGCCGGGACGCTTATGCGGCTGTTCAAATAAAAGTGCAAAATCTTATCATCAATAACATGAGCAAAATCAGCCTGAAGCTGAAGCACCCCTCTCAAACGCACATTCTTGAAGATATACGCTTGGTATTCGATGAATTTAATGCTTTTATTGACGAAGCAAATGCGTTAATTCAAAAGAATAACGACCTCGTTCAGCGCCGCGATAATAAGGTACTATTCAATAATGCTTTCAAGGAGCATCTTGCTTTCCTGTGCAAGGGGATTATTGAGTTATATCGCGCACAAGCCAAGAGGCTTGCCGATGCAGAGCGTGAAGAAGCGACAAGGAATGACGGCTTCAAAAAAGAGATGGCTGAATGTAAGCGCATACTTTCCGAACTCGCAAAGCATTCTACAAGCACCAAGCCCGTAATAGATAACATTAACGCTCTCCTTGCGGACTCTAATTTTCAAGGTTTTTCAATCGTTGAAGGCGGAGAAAACAAATATAAATTGGTGCGCCCCAACGGTGAATTGGCGTATAGCTTGAGTGAGGGCGAGAAAAACTTTATTTGCTTCTTGTATTTTTATTTCTCGATCTTCGGAAGCTTTGATGAAACCAAAGAATTGAAAGACCGTATTGTCGTAATCGACGACCCCGTTTCCTCTATGGATAGCGATGCGGTATTTATTATCAGCTACCTCATCCGCCACCTTATTGAGGTTACAAAAAACGCATTCACGTATTCTCCCGCAGATAACTTGGATACGCATATCAAGCAAATATATATTTTAACGCACAACTCCTTCTTCTATAACGAAATAGCCCCTCTTTATCTTTTTGACTATGAGTGCGTCAGCTATTTTGAAATTACGAAGGACAATAACATTTCTGATATTTCCATATGCGAAAAGCGCGTAAATGTGGGCGCGGTCGATGAACACTGCATTAACTATATTCCGAAATTGGGCAGTTACGCAGCCCTTTGGGAAGAGTATCGTGAGGCGACCTCCCCCAACGTTCTTATGAGTGTTATACGCAGAATTTTGGAGGCTTACTTCCTTCAGAACCTCGGCATAACGCCGGGACAACTATATAAGAAAATCCTTGACGAACATAAGGACAGCTTTGCTATTGATAACGGCGGCAAGAAAGATTACTCCGATCACATAATGGCGCGCTCGATGCTTTGTTACATCGCAACGACGTCTAACAGTATGAATTCGAGCCTCTATTTTACGGCGCATACGGATGACCTTAATAAATACCGTCATGTATTCGAGACCATTTTCAAGGTTATGAATCAGCACGAACATTACCAAATGATGATGGGAACGAAATAAAAAAGACCCGATACCGGCAATATTGCTGATATCGGGCTTTGCCTTTATAACAGGTCGTTAAGAAGGTTCATACATTTTGCTTTTTGCTGTATATTGGCGCTGCCGTATACATTAAGCGTAAAGGACACATTTTTATGTCCCAAGATTTCCGAGAGGGATTTTATATCAAACTCTGGGATTTCAATCGCACGAACCGCAAATGTATGGCGAATTTCGTGAAATTTAACCTTTGTTAACCCGTGGCGCTTGATAAATCTCGCAAAAAACTGTCGATATGTACGCGGCTCGGTTGGTTTGCTCTTTCCCGTCAAAAAATAATGATTGGGGTTTTCTGTTAAAAAACGCTTTATAATATTTCCGAGCAGAGACGGTATCGGTATTGTTCTTGCGGATGTTTTTGTTTTCGGGGGTCCAATGTGAATATAGGTTGTCCCTCTCCTCTTGTCAAAAATACGCTGAACCGTTTTATTTACGCTCAAGGTGTTATTTGACAGGCAGATATCTTTCATTTGCAAACCGCAAAGCTCCCCAATGCGTACTCCAGTCATTAGCGCAATTAATATACCCGCCGTTTTACGATTGAGGTTTAGATATATGCACTGAATAAGATTTTGCTCCTCCTCTTTTGACAGGGATATAACGCGCTTTATGCCGATTTCCTTGGGATATTCTATCATTTCCCAATTCAGCAGCGGTATTGCTTTTTCCTTGTATGCATACGTAAGCGCAAGCCGTAGCACAAGAATGACATCACGGATTGTTTTTACAGTAAGACCGCCGCTGTTATCCAAACGGCCTTCGTTGTAAAGGTACAATATGTACCCTTGGATGTCGGACTCCGTGATAGTCCCGATTTTTCTTCGCCCAAATTGCGGAATAAGATGATTTTCCGCTATAAGTACGAAGTTGGCGTGTGTTGACGCGGTAATCATGGCTTGTTTGGAATTTAGCCAAGTATTGACGAGCGTCTTAAATTGAGTGTTTTCAGTCATTTTGACCACCTCCTATAAAGATTATCATAATTGAGATGGACAGGGCGAGTGTATATCTTCAAGTAACGGTCTTGAAAAGTATCCGAAACTGCGTTTTAAGGGCTTTTCTGAGC